GCTCGCCGCCTGCCTGCCGGTGGCGAGCGGGGCGGAGAAGGTGGCACTGTTGATGGTGGTGATCGCCTGCAGCGTCTCGGAACCGGCGGTGCCCACGAACCAGGCATAGGCGATCGCGCCCGCGATCGGCGCGACGGTTGCCGCGAGCATGGTCGAGCCGATCGTCACGGCCTGGGTCGCGTTGGCGGATTTGTTGGAGTTGCCGCCGTTCAGCGTATAGGTCTGCCCGTCCATGCCGGTGATGGTCCGCGACGGCGTGAAGCCGGTGGCGGCGTTGCCCTTGCAGTTGAGCCAGCCTTCGAGCGTCAGCGCGACCACGATGACGGAGTAGGTTCCGCTCGGCAGCGTCGAGCCGGTGTTGGCCGGCGCGGACAGCGTGGGCGTCGCAGGCGTTCCCAGCGCAAGGCTCGCATTGCCGGCGAGCAGGCCGGTTTCTTCCTTGCGCATGGTCTTCTGCAGCAGGCGCATGGAAACGGTGGCGTTCAGATCCTCGAAGCCTTCGCCTGCGGCTTCCGCTTCGAAGGTGAGATAATCTTCCTCGCCGAGCGTGATGTAGGGCGCGCTCATGTTGGCTGTGGTGTAGCTCATGGCGCCCGAGCGCTGGCCTTCGGGAATCCAGCCCATGGCGTCGAAGCCCGAGCCGGTGATGGCCTGCACGACCTTCCAGTTGCAGGCGGTGCCGTAGCCCGCGGGACGGCCGACGCGCGGCGTCATGTTCCGAAGCTTGGTGATGGCGGGATAAAGATTCTTCGACGGCGCCTGAAGATCGTAGAAGGTCAGGCCCTGCGCGGTGGTGACGGATTTGGCGAGATCGGCGGAGGAATTCTTCAGCGCCGCCTTCATCAGCGCCATCGTTTCTGCGGTGACGTTCATTTGTGTGTGTCCTTCTGTTGTTTGTGTGATGAAAAGTTGGTCACGCAGAGGCGCGGAGGCGCGGTTCTCACTCTCCATGGCCGGGATTGACCCGGCCAGCCAGTCACCGCGCGTCGCGCGGTGGATGACTCATTGCGCTCGCGGACGCTCGCTTGCTGGGTGGCCGGGTCAAGCCCGGCCATGGTGCGAGAGGAACCGCGGCGGATGCGGCGCGGTGAACGGGTTGGACCACTAAATGGCGTCAAGCCCGGCCATGGTGAGAGAGGAACCGCGGCTGCGCGTCGCCGCGTGCAAAGTTTAGCGGCGCGCGTTCGGGGCCGCGGGGAGCGGGTTGGCGAGGCTGAATTTCATCAGCGCCAGCGCGCGCTGCTCGGGTGGGAGCGCGTCGAGATGCTTGCGGAAGGTGGCGACGGGATCGCCGTCCACACTATCGCCGGAAGCGTCCTCGCCCTTCGACACGGTGCGCGCGCCGCGCAAAATCGGTCCGCCGGTGTGCGGCTGCGCTTCGAGCGCGGCGATGCGCGCGGCCTGCGTTTCGATCAGCGTGACGACCTTGTCGAGCACGAGTGTGATGGCGTGGTGCGTGTCGATCACCTGCTTGGCGAGCTTCCCGGTCTCGTCGTCGTCATCGTTTTCGTCATCGCCGGTGTTGTCGTCGCCTGTATCGCCGCTCTGCGGACAGGTGGCGCCGAGTGCAACCGCGGTGTCGTGCATGCTCTGCACGCGTTCGAGGTCGTCCCTGGAATGGCGCGCACCGGCTTTGGCGACCGGCCGGAATTTGCGTAGTTCCGTCGAGCCGTCCTCCTTCAGCACTTCGAAGGTGGCGGTCGGGATGCAGGGATTGTCGACCAGGCTCACTTCCGAGGGACTGGGCGTGTAACGCGTCAGATGCGGCTGCTCCTCGTCCTTCCAGCGCCGGAGATATTTTCCCCCCATGCTGAAGCCGGTGTAGACGCCCTCGAGCACCTTGTTCCATTCGCAATCGTCGACCACCTTGCCGCAACATTCGATTTTCCTGGCGGCATCGTCGAAGGCGAGGCTTTCGAGCTTGCCCGCAGCCACCTGCCCATGCATGGCGCGCAGATTGCCGAGGCTTTTGCCGTCGCTCGCCCTGGCGATCTCCGCCGACCACGCTTCGAAATGCGGACGCGCGCTCGCGTAATCCATGATCTCGTCCGCCTTGTCGGGAATCTCCTCCGCGACCGTGCCGTAGACGAGGCGCTTTTCGACATCGACCTTGGTGATCGGAATGAACAGCCGGAAATCCATGTGTAACTCCTTGATTGTTTTCATGCCCCGAACGCGGGGATAGATTGTTGTTCACGCGAGCCGCAGAGACACGGAGCAAATGGACGTGTCATTCCCGCGAAAGCGGAAAGCCGGTAAGCCCTAAGTCCGCGGGCCGATGAGTCTTCGCGCGCGGATGCGTGGCGGGAATGACAGAATTATTTGTTCCTCAGGGCCGCGGCGCCGGGAAAAAAGCCCAAACTGTCATTCCCGCGAAAGCGGGAACCCAGTAAGCCCGGGTCCGCTGGCTAGTGACTCTTTGCGCGCGCGGACGCGCGCTGGGCCTGGGTTCCCGGTCGCGCGGAACGCGCGCGCCGAGAATGACAGAATTGTTGAGCGCGCGGGCTCCGCGTGCTGAGTTTTTGCCTGGCTGCGCTGCGCGGCCCCGGGCGGTTCGCCGGTCCGTTTTTCCGCGCCAAGACTCGCGGGGCGCGGTTCGCTGTGCTACGCTCTCGTCGGCGGGCGCAGCCGTGGCGCTGACAAAGAGGGTGACCCTGATGTTCCGAAATGCAGTGTGGATGGCAGTTGCCGCCGTGACGGCGAGCACGCCTGGCGCAAATGCAAACATCGTTATCTCATCCGGACAGACGGAGAATATGATTTGTTCCGCAGGCGTCTGCACGCAGACCGCCAAAGACGCCATACTCAACGTCAATGATCTCGAGAATCTGCTCGCGGCCGGCAATATTGAAATCCTCGGCCAAGGTACCCATGCAAGGGCAAAGACTACTGCGGTCGAAGTACCACTCAGCTGGTCCGCTCCGTCAGTGCTCTCAACGGTCGCGACCAGGCTCCATGTGGACTCGACGATTGCAGTTCAGGGGTCCGGCGGAATTTCCATAAATTACGGCCTTTCATTCGGTACGAAAGGAAGAATTACGTTTGCCGAGACGAACGCCATTTTTGAAATTAACGGAGCGCCCTACACGCTCGCCAGCACGCTCCCCGGACTGGCGAGCGCCATCGCAGCAAATCCAAAGGGACTGTTTGCTCTCGGAGACTCGTATGATGCGAGCCAGGACGGGACATACAGTCAGTCACCCATACCCACAAACTTTGAAGCTGGTTTTCTTGGGCTGGGCAATGCCATCTCGAACATTTCCATCAACAATACCGCCGCCTGCTGCGTGGGAGGATTGTTCGAGACCATATCGCAGGGACAGGTATCGAATATCCGGCTGGAAAACGTTGCCATCGTATCTGCGGCGGGAGCAGGGGGGCTGGCGTACGAAAATTTTGGTGCGGTTTCCCGTGTTTCCGTGACGGGAACTGTTTCCGGCGGGGCGGACGCAATCGGCGGGTTGATCGGCGTCAATTATTCTTCGATCAGCAGCAGCTCCTCCCGCGTCGTGGTTTCTGCGGACGGAACGGCAAATGGCATCGACATCGGCGGCCTGGTTGGTGCGGAATTCGGCGAGACAGAGTATTCATTCGCGACTGGCGCAGTTTCCTCCGGCAACGGATCGGGCAACATCGGCGGGTTGATCGGAGAGATTGAAAATGGCAACTCGGGCGACGAGAATTCTTATGCAAGCGGGGCAGTTTCCGGCGGTTCCGGATGGAACGTGGGCGGACTGATCGGCCAAAACGACTATGGCAGCTCCAATCTTCTGGATTGCTATTCGATTGGGGAGGTATCAGGCGGAAGCGGAAGCATCGTGGGTGGCCTCATCGGCGTTAATAACAGCACTTCCGAATACAAGGATTACTGGGACACGACAACAAGTGGAACGTACGTCGGCGTGGGCCTGGGAAACGATGCCTATGTGACAGGACTGACCACGGCACAACTGCAGTCGGGATTGCCCAGCGGATTTGAACCAAAAGTGTGGGCAGAGAAGGCCTCGATTAACGGGGGCTTGCCCTATCTGAGGCGCAATCCCCCGTCGCGGTAACGCGTTTCACGCGGAGCCGCGAACAGCAAAGCCAAACGTGTCATTCCCGCGGAAAAGCGGGAACGCGGTAAGCCCGAGTCCGCGGGCTAATGACTCTTTGCGCGCGCGGACGCTCAGACAATACTCTACTCTCACCATGGCCGGGCTTGACCGGCCACCCAGAAGCCCGCGCGTCGGCGCGGCGAATGACTCAGTTCCGTTCACTGAAATTGTTTGGGTCTATTCGGCTCGCGGACGCTCGCCGGCTGGTTGGCCGGCTCAAGGCCGGCCATGGTGAGATGTGGTGAGCCCGTTTGAGCTGGCGCCCACGCGTGTCGTGACGATTCCTGATGCGATACAACAGGAATCCGCTCCAAGTTTGCTAATCCGCGGCTGGGGGTGCCGGATTCTTGCCCGGCAGCGGGGCGAGGCCGCGGGCGGCGCGGACTTCGTTGACGGTGCGGATGCCGGCAGCCACGTCGGCCGCGTCGATCTCCGCGGCGGTTTTGGGATCGGTCTCGCGATCGTCGACCGGGACCATCTCGATCTCCGTCCAGCCGAGCCGGTCAAACAGCAGGCGGAACAGCCGCCGGAAGTAGTTGAGCACCGGCACAAGCCCCTCCTCGATCGCCGCATCGTGCGCGGTGTCGGCGGTGGCGCGGTTCATCATCGAGACGAAGGGCTGCGGGCTGATGGAGAACGCGAAGCAGATGATGCGGGCGAGGAATTCGTCATAGGCGTCCTTGAGCAGCGGCGGCCGGAGCGGAATGTAGGCGGCGCCGTGCGGCACCCAGGTTCCGCGGCGGCGCGACTGCAAATTGCCGGCAAATTTCGAGTCCCACTGACTCTGCCAATTGCGCAGTTCATTCGCGTTCCAGTCGGGATGGCCGGTGAACATGGCGTCCGTCAGATTGCTGTCGGTGTAGTAGGAAAGCTGATGCGCCTGGCGGCGGATCAATATGTTGGCGGTGACGATCACCTGCTCGACCGGCGAATAGCCGTAGACATGCCCGGGGCGCCGGTTGCGCGGGAAATAGACGAGCTGGTCGCGGCTGAAATCTGCCGCCGGGACGCCGTGCAATATCTGCTGATAGGCCACGTCGGGCGGTGCGGGCGTGCGGCCCCAGGCATCGATGCGCGGAGCGATGGTGGCGCCGTCGATCACTTCGCAGCCATAGATGCGTCCGCTGCGATCCGGGCGCAGGAAGATCGAGGCGGCGTCGGTGACGAACATTTCCTCGGCGAGCGCGCGAATCCAGGCGGCGAGGTCGTGCTCCCGATCGGGGTAGGCGAAAAAGGCCTTCGCCGCCGCGATCCCGGCGGCGAAGCCGCTGGCGGCGGGATGGGTGCCGTCGGAAAGTTTCCGCGGACGCACGTCCCAGTTCTGGGCTTCGACCTGATCCTTCCGCGTTTCGATGACGAGGCGCAGCAGGTCGCAATTGTCCGCCAGCGCGTGCAGGTCGGCGAAGCCGAGCGGTTCGTTGTAACGCGGCTGGTACTGAAGATTGTAACCGGCGGGATAGTCGAAGGCGCGTCCGCCGCTGCCTTCGGGCGCCATGGGCCGCAGAGGCTGTTGCGGACCGAACCAGGTGGCGGGCGTCACGCCGTTGATGGCGTAACGCACCGCCTGGCCGATGCGCGCGGCGAGCGAGGGGGGAATCGCCGTGACGCGCGCACCGGGGGTCGAGAGATCCGGCATGATTCAGGGGCCTTTCTGCTTCGCCTGCTCTGCCGCGAATTCCAGCCACGCCGCGCCGTTGCCCTTGGGCAGCATCAGCTGAGTCAGCGCCCAGATCATCGCGTCGGCGCGGTCGGGCGAGCCTTCGCCGACATAGCCTTCGGCGGTGAAACAGGTGAGCTGATCTTCGAGACCGGCGAAAAGACCCGCATGCTTCACGCGGTTCTGCTCGTAGAGGGCGGCGATCGGCTCGGCGCGCACGATCTTGCCGCGGCTCGCCGTCACCATCTTCACGCGGGCGCCGACATTGGCGGCGGTGAGCACGCTCTCCACCATCGCGCCGCCGAAATTGGCTTCCGCGACCACGCAATCCGCTTCATGCGCCGACACCGCCTCGGCGATGCGGCGCCCCCAGCCCGCGGGCGACAGCGAGCAGGTGAAATCGGCGAGCACATAGCCGAAGCCGTCGATGCCTTTGCCGGCCGCGACGATGCCGACCGAGGCGCGGTCGTCGCCACCGCGCGTGCCCGAAGGATCGACGCCCACCACGACGCGCACCATCTGGGGCGGCGCCTCGCCCGGCTTCAACCTGGCGTCGTCGAGCATCCGGCGCGTCCACAGCGCGCCGACGACGTCTTCCAGCAGCTCCGCATTGATTTCCTGGCGTCCGAACCGCGTGCCCTCGTAGCGGCGGATGATCTCGGCGAAGAAGGCGGGCGCGAGATGGTCGCGATTGTCGTAGCTGGTGCCGCGCGTGATCACGGTGTCGCTGCGCGCAATGATCGCCTTCAGCGCGGCGAGCGCACGCGGCGTGGTGGTAATCACCTGCCGGGGCCCGGCCCCGAGGCGCAATCCAAGCTGCAGATTGTCCCACGCGGCTTCGAGATATTTCCATTTGGCAAGCTCGTCGCACCAGGCGCTGTCGTGCTGCGGCCCGCGCAGGACGTCGGGCTTCTCGGCGCTGTAGAGCGTTGCGATCGCGCCGTTGCGCCAGGTCAGCCGGCGCTTGGACGGCTCGTATTTCGGCCGGTTCCACCAGGGCGAAACGGCCAGAAGACCGCTCTCGCCTTCGACCATGACATCGCGCGCATCGGCGGCGGTGGAGGCGACGAGCGCGATGCGCCTGCCGTGGCCGGTTTCGACGCGGGCGCGCACCCATTCCGCGCCGGCGCGCGTCTTTCCCGCGCCACGTCCGCCCAGATAGAGCCAGGTCGTCCAGTCGCCGGCGGGTGGGCGCTGCTCGGCCCGCGCGTGGCTCCGCCACGCATAGGGGAACGAGGCGATCTCCTCCGGCGTCAGCGAAGCGAGAAGGGAACTACTTCCCGCCGGATGCAAGCAGTTCGAGTTTGCGGGCAAGAGAGGCAGTCGCATCCTCCATGCGCCGCAGAACTTCGCTGTCCGCTTCGTCCGCGCCGGTCTGTTTTGGTCTGGTGTGCAGCCAGGCGAGCGTACTCCGCGCCATCGCATCGCGCCGCCGCGACGACACCAATGGATCGCGCATCACCCGCAGCAGATAGTCGAGCGGGGTTTCGCCACCGGCAGGGGAGGGTTGTTGTGACTCCGCGTTGTCGTCCGTCATGGGATGTTCTCCGTGTACGGAGTACGCCTCGCCCGCACTCTCCGCGCCCCTTGCTGTCGTGGCACCACCGGGAGCGGACCAAGACAGTTCGGGAGCTGGTGCGAAACAAAAACCCGGCCGCTCGAGGGGAGCGCCGGGCGCGGCTATTGACCGTGCCGAAACCGATAAGGCGTTTGATCAAACGGTACTGGCCGAATTAGGCCACTCGAATTTGAAAACCGGCCACTCCGGAATTGATGCCCAAGACGCTGGGTCGCTATTCTTTCGGCTGAACATCTTCCACATTCGTTGTTATAAGCGTAGCTGCCGTAATCTCAGTCGTTGTCTGAATTGGGGGCATTCTGCTGCGTATTCTCTTGCACACTATCTTCAGTGATTTTCGTGACTGGCGCCAAATGGCAAACAACACTAAGGCCCCGATGAATCCGACCACCGCGACAACCACAAACACAAACTGAAATATGGGATACTTGTATTCCACCGTCGTAACCAAACTAGCTACGGCAGCGAAGCCAAGAGAGAATAGAAACACAGCAAGGTGCAAAAAGATGTCGCCGGCAGAACCGCTTTCCAATTGCTCCAGTTCATTTTCTTTGATTTCGTAGAGTTCGACGGAATCCACCCTCCCGCGTCGAATACGAACCGACGTTTCTCCAGTTTGGTTGCTAAATGGCTCCTCTACAGCCATTTTTTCAACCACTCGGCGTTTTTTTCCCCGTAGGCATTCGACCACGCTGCCTCAGTTCCTGATCGAATAATGAAAATGCTATCAGGCGCACTCGAAACTTTCATCAACTCATCACGCACTTGCACGGCTGATTTCTCAGCAGCAATGGCCCATGTGTTCTCGTTAATTGGGCAATACAATTCGTAACCTTTGAGAGCTTCCTTGAAACGATTCCGCCTAGCGGGGTCATTGATTTCAAATGCCACGACGTAGGTGGTCATAGGTCTCGCATCCGCTTTTTGATCGTTGGTGTATTGGGCATTTATTTTTGCCCATCGCTTTCTTGGTTGGGAACAGAAGCCTTGATTCGCTTACGTTGCCGCTTCACGAAATCCTCAAGCGCTTCCAGCATAGTGTCGTCCACCTCCCCACTGGCGACCAGTTTGAGGTATTGCCCAGGCTGACCTTCTTCCGTGAACGCAATTCGCTCGCCTTCCATGATTTTGACCTTTTCTGCCTCCAGCGGGGGCGCAGTTGGTGGCCGCTTGAACATTCCTGAAAATGCTTCATCCATGGCGGGGAAGCCAACTTTCGGAGTGCTCTTTTCTTCGGGTATAATATCAGGTTGATCCAATTTGGCAAATGCGATGGTGGCCTTATATTCGGCAATTAAATTGGCCGCACCGGCTTCGCTGAAGCCACGGTCACGCACCAAAAAGGTTTCAATCGTCGGATCAGACGGAAGCGCTTCCTGCCACTTGTCCCATAGTTCGCTATGAATTTTCGGCATTAGCGCGGCGCACTGAACGGCTTGGTCTCGTTCGGGCGAAGCGAGCTGCTTGTCGTGCAAAATGCTGAACGCAAGATCGGTGAGGCGCCCGGCGCGTTTGTCGCCGCTTCCTTCGAACTCGAAAAGCCCGAAGTGGCCCAAGGCCGCAACGGTTTGAATCGCGGTTCCAGTTTGCGACCCAATTCCCCACGCCTTGCACGCTGCAGTCAGCGGCGTGAAGTGCTTCGGGCGCCCCCCTTCAGCTACGCGAAAGGTCTCTGCTCGCTCAAGCGCCTTGCTGAGCGGGATGAATGGGAAAGCCGGGCTGCGGCCCTGCCGCTTCTTTTTGGCTTCGGCGCCCTTGGATTGCTCTGCGGTCTGAGACATCGATTCCTCCATATGGAGGGCTATGTCGCACATTTCGCCCGGCATGGCAACAAAAAATATGCGCATATGAGCAGAAATATGTTGCAAGCCTTCCGGATAGGCCATAGGGTGGCTCAGAAATCAAGGAGCTGCCGCCATGACAAGAAGGGTTGCAAGCCCCCGCGAGTTCGACTGGCGCGAGGGGCGAGGACAAACAGGAAGGGCCGCTACCCCGGCTCCCGTGACAAGGAAAGGTAGCGGCCCTTAATCGGCCTGATCTTGATCCCCGGTCGTCTAACGGTAGGACGCCCGCCCTTACAAGTAGGAAATCCGGGTCCGAAACCCGGCCGGGGAGCCAAGGTCGAAGAAGTGGGGCCAGCGCTGTTGAAGCAGCGAAGGCCCCGGATCAAAACCCGGGATTGCCCCCGAGCTATGACCGCGAACCGTAATATAGCGCGTCGGGGCCATCCCTTCAAATCGAAGGGCTTTTGCCATGAACATCCTGCCGCGTGAAAAGCAGATCGCAGCTATTTCCGCCCTTTGCGAGGGCGTCAGCATCCGGGCAACGGAACGGCTTACGGGCGTCAATCGCGGGACGGTGATGGCCTTGGGAGCACGTGTCGGGGAAGGATGCGCGAAGCTCCACAACGCCCTTATGCGCAACGTGAACATTTCCCGCTTGGAGTTCGACGAAATCTCGCAATACGTCGGAAAGAAGCGGAAGGCGGTCAAGCCGACTGATCCCGTCACGGTTGGCGATCAATTTACGTTCATTGCGCTGGCCGGTTCGGCCAAGGCGATCATCTCTTACTACACCGGGAAGCGAACCAGCGAAGCAGCTTGCGCCTTCGCGAAGGACGTTCGCGCGCGGGTGTTGGGCGCCCCGGAAATTTCCACGGATGGCCTCAACGCCTATCCCTACGCGATTGAAGCGGCATTCAAGAAAGAATGCACTCACGGCGTTGTCGTAAAGAAATTTGCCGCAATGGCCGTAAACGATGAAGCGGCGCACCGCTATTCGCCGGGGGACGTAGTATCAGTACAGTACCACAATGTAATCGGAACGCCGCGCAATATCTCAACGTCCTATATCGAACGGCAAAACCTCACGATCCGGATGCAGCAACGCCGGTTCACGCGGCTGACAAATGCCTTTTCCAAAAAGTTCGAGCATCATGTCGCAGCGTTTGCCCTCTATGCCGCGCATTACAATTTCTGCCGCGTCCATGAAACGCTGAAGATCACGCCCGCCATGCAAGTCGGGGTTACGGATCACGTTTGGAGCATCGGCGAATTGATTGACGCTGCGCTCGCTGGCGAATTGCCGGAAGGCACCGGCCCCGAGTTCCCCCAGAACCTTGACCGCAAGGACACGGTCCAATCGGTACGGCATGAAAGCCGATTCAAGGGCCGGTTCACGGTAATAAAGGGCGGAAAGGGTTGACGGAAAGGCGCGAATCAGTCGCGATTCGCGGCAATCGCCAAAGCGAAAGGCGGGGTTCACGGCCCCGCCTTTCTCTTGGTCCAACCGGCGAAGCACCGCCGATGGCTCAATCCGTGAGCGAGTAGAATCAGACTCGCCAGAGTCCGTCAAGCGGTGCTTCTCCTAGTCAACAGGAGAATGCCGCGATGGCACTCTACAAATACCCCAACTATCTAACGCAATCTAACGACGCCACATTCGATAAGACCTACCCACCAGGTGCAACCCCGGACCACTCTGGTATCTTTCGGTGCACGGGATGCGCTCGCGAAGTAGTTGCGGAACACGGGCGAACCTTGCCACCTCAAAACCATCACCAGCACACCATTCTACAAGGTGATATACGTTGGCAGATTATTGTGTGGTGACAGGCTTCCCCACTAGCACGAGCGCCTGAATTTCCTCCGTACCGAACCGGCCCCATAGGATAGGCGCAAGCCGTCCTATGGCGGTCGCAACGCCGACGAGTTTGGCTGCTGACATATTCGATTGCATGAACTCAGCAACCACCTTCACGTCGGGATCGATTTCCAAATTCATAACCGGCCACTCCTATTTCAAATCAGGCCACTATACCCCAAAACCGGCCAGCACCGATCAAACCCGTCAAGCGGAAATCGCAAAGTCGCTCCGATTATTTTTCCGTACACGGAACGTTTCCCTCACTCTTTCCTGCACACCTGTCAGTCATGTCCCCGAACACCCGTCAGCCAGGTACCCGAACGGGTGTCAGCTGTCCCCGGTACAAAGACGTCGGCGGGCCATGACAGTCGGCGCAAAAAACCCGGCCGCTCGAGGAGAGCGCCGGGCGCGGATATTCACTGTGCCGAAACCGATAATGTGTTTGATCAAACGGTACTGGCCGGTTTTAGCCCCAAGTGGCCGGATTTGAAAATGCAGTGGCCTAATTTGGAGTGGCGCGAATTATGGGTCCTGCCAATGCATATCGAGGCAGAACATCGCACCAGATACGAGTATGAAAAGGACGATACCATAAAACAGCAGCACGCCACGAAAACTGGACATGTTTGGAGGCTTGGAAAATTGAGCTTCAATTAGCGTGCTCATGTTGATGCTTTCGGGACCGCCGCATAGTGAGTCTTCTTCTAACTTCTTTATTGCGGACACTGCGCCCATAAGCAGAACATTGTAGTACAAAAAATCGATGCACCAGACCGCTACCCAAACTAGCGCCATGGCAACGAAGATCATGGCGGCAACCAGCCAGCTTATCCGCAGATCGGTCACATCGCCCTTTGCGAGAACGCCGACGATAGTCGAAAGCGCTGCTATCCCGGCGATGCTTTGCGACCGGAGCCGCATAAGCAAGTCGTTGAAATGCATAGCAATATCTTCATATTTCTCCCATAGAGACTGCACATCTAGGGAACCGGCAGGCTTGCTTTCGGTTTCAGTCATAGGGTAATCCTTCGGTCCCGTAGTCGGAGAGCAACCGCCATGAATACAAAAACTCGCCCGGCGATGTCGTGGGGTGGCGCCTACCTCAAAATTACATACGCGATGATCGGAATCGCCATACTGCCCGCGATCGTGGCTTTGGCGCGTGAACTGTTCATCTAGCGTAACCTTCTGCCGCCAGTTTAATCCGGTCGCGGCGAGCGATGCGCGGGCGCCGCGCGCACCTCCACTCCGCCTTCGCCTTTATAGATTAGATCGAAGATGTTTGCGGCTGTCTGAAGCCACTTCGCGCGATCCGCCGCATGCCATTCCGTCTGCGGGTGCGGAAGCGTTTGCAGCAACCCTTGAATAAATGGGTGCAGACCTTCAAACCCGCCGCCGCCGCCGTTTTGCTTCGTCGGCGTTTCCGATTCTTTCGGCTTTTCAGGCTCTAGGGGCTTGGTTCCTGGCGGGGCCTGTCCGACGGCGGGGCGCACAAGACGATCCTCACCATGTGCAAAATAGCCCGCCTGTTTTGCGGATCGCATAAAGGCTTGCCGCGCCTTATCGGCCTGTTTTGGCGCAACGCCCAACTCCATCATTTCGCGTTCCAGCGCACTCGCAGGAGGAAGCGCATAGCCACGATATTTTTCAAAGACCGCCTTGTAGAGCGGGACCTCCATGAAGGAGTCGGCCCGGGCGCGGGCTTCTTGCGCAGGATCGACAATCTGTCGTCCCAATTCCGTTAGCTGAACTTCGCCCCCCTTATTAGCCGTGAGCCGGAACGTCCCAGCATTCGAGACGCGGCCTCGAAACGCCCCGCTGGTCATCGTCTGCCCAAGATACGCAGCCAACTGATCAAGCGTGCAGGACGTACCAGCGTTCGCAGCAATCGCCTTCACGACCTCAGCGGCGTCGTTCAAGTCAGTGTACGGAAATTCGATGGTCGAACGCTCGTAGGAGCGCTTCCCTCCATCCTCACTCTTGGGCGGCTCAGGCCCAATTGTGTTCTTCAAGCGTTCTTCTGCCATGTTCCTACGATCCTCCGATGATTCGGTATCCGAGACCGTTATATAGGCGCATTCCGCATTCGTGTCAAATATTGTTTGCGGAAATCCGCATTTGCATTTGACTATTTTAGCAGACACATCTATATTCTGAATGAGAATTAAGAGGAAGGTTTCATGAACAGAAGGGTAGGAGTCCCCGTTGGCGCTGGCCGAGCGACGGTGGGCTGGGATTTTGGGCCGTTCCGCGCACCCCGCGAAGGATATGGAACGGCCCAGCAATCGGCTTTGCTTACTGCCCCTTGGTCTAACGGTAGGACGCTCGTTTTTACAGGCGCAGAGGTCCGGGTCCGAATCCCGGCGGGGCAACCGAGAATCAGTGGGACCGTCGCTGCGCAAACAGCGCCGGCCCCGGATCGCAACCTAGGGATTTGGCCCCTAAGCCGTGACCGCTTCTATATAGCGCTTCCGGGCCATCCCTTCAATTCAGGGATTTGGCCCCATGAACATTCTGCCGCGTGAAAAGCAAATCGAAGCCATCGCCGCGCTTTGCGAGGGCGTGAGCATCCGGGCAACGGAACGGCTCACTGGCGTCAATCGCGGGACGGTCATGGCCTTGGGAGCGCGTGTCGGAGAAGGATGCGCCAAACTTCACAACGCTCTTATGCGGAACCTCAACGTCTCCCGGCTCGAATTCGATGAGATTTGGCAATACGTCGGAAAGAAGCGGAAGGCGGTCAAAGCGACCGATCCCATCACGGTTGGCGATCAATTTACGTTCATTGCGCTGGCCGGCACGTCCAAGGCGATTGTCTCCTACTACACCGGGAAGCGAACCAGCGAAGCTGCTTGCGCCTTCGCGAAGGACGTTCGCGCGCGGGTGTTGGGCGCCCCGGAAATTTCCACGGATGGCCTCAACGCCTATCCCTACGCGATTGAAGCGGCATTCAAGAAGGAATGCACTCACGGCGTTGTCGTAAAAGAATTTGCGGCAATGGCCGTAAACGACGAAGCGGCACACCGCTATTCGCCGGGGGATGTAGTATCCGTACAGTACCACGACGTAATCGGAAGCCCGCGCAATATCTCAACGTCCTATATCGAACGGCAAAATCTCACGATCCGGATGCAGCAACGCCGGTTCACGCGGCTCACAAATGCTTTCTCAAAGAAATTCGACCATCACGTCGCGGCGTTTGCGCTCTATGCCGCGCATTACAACCTCTGCCGCGTTCATGAGACCTTGAAGATCACGCCGGCAATGCAAGTGGGGGTTACAGACCACGTTTGGAGCATCGGAGAGCTTATTGACGCGGCGTTGTCCGGCGAATTCCCGGAAGGCACAGGGCCAGAGTTTCCTCAGAATTTAGACCGCAAAGACACCGTCCAATCCGTCCAGCACGAAAATCGGTTCAAGGGTCGGTTCACGGTAATCAAAGGCGGGAAGGATTGAGGCGTCCGCAAGGCGCCCGCACTTTGCTTAATCCAAAGGAAAAAAGCGGATGCGCGCTCAGCGCGCTGGTACAGGCTTCAAAACTTGGTATTCTTCCCCGCGAGGCGGCCGGGATTCGCAGTCCCGGGACCGCCGACAACACGCTTAGGGCAGCGCGCCGTGTAGCGAATCACAAGCTACACGGCCGGAAGGGTGCTGTCAAAATGTCAGAAATGAACGCCGAGCAGAATAGCACTGCGCCAATCGACCCCCGAAGCATCTGCAACCTTATGTTGGACGAAGCTGAGGGACGAAGCCCTCTCACCAATCTCGCCCTTCAAAAGCTGCTCTATTTCGCGCACGGCCTCTTTCTCGTGGAAACGAAGATTCCCCTTGTCAGCGGCTATTTTGAAGCTTGGCAATACGGTCCCGTCCACCCAGCGGCGTACAAGGCCTTCAAATCGGCGGCAGATCGACCAATCGATTTCCGCGCATCCCGCATAAACCCTCTCACTGGCGAAAAGTCTCCAATCCCGAAACCTTTGAGCCGCAAGGCTCAAGAGTACGTCCGGCGCGTAATGGCGACCTTTGGGCAGATGACTCCGGGTCGCCTTGTGGAGGTGTCCCACGCGCGCGGAGCGCCTTGGTGGGCCGTTGTGGACGAAGCAAGAACAGCTATGGCTTTTGGGCTTAGAATCCCAGATGATATTATCCTCGCTCGATTCAAGCACCACAAGGTGAGTGTTGGAGAATTTCCGGCCAAGGGAGAACCAGGTGAAGACATCCCGTTTGCTGCATGATCTCGACTTGGCACGCATTGCGCTTCTGACAACGGCAGAGAAACGTGTCGAACTTAGCAAGCTAAAGGCGTCGTGGCCTCCCTACGGCTACAAGCCATTCCGGATGACTATTCTCGACACGCTCAATATAGAAGCAGGACCCCTTGCGCCATTACCGCAAACGAAATGGGCAGCGATTGAATGCGCGATCAGACTTTGGGGAACGTCTCCGGAAGAGATTGCTGCCAATCTTCGTGTCGCGGAAGGTCTCTATCATTTCGCGTGCGGGTTGGATGTTGCTGGCAAGAGGCAGGAATTTTACCCCCTTGTGCTGAGTCCAACTGAAAAATTGTCGGCCTCTTACTGGTCGCCAATTGTGATTTCGGTTGATAAGCGTCCGGTGGTTCCGTTTTTTGACCCTCGCAAATCGAATAAATTATCCCCACTGGGAAGGCAGTTTGCTCTCTCCGCAGCGCATCAAAGAATCCGCGTGCTAGAGCATGACTTCAGAGACATCGAGTTGGCCGTGTTTCAGTTCTCTAATCCCAAAGTCGGTCTTCGTGTGGCAAAGCCATATTTCGCTTCCGATATAGACCGTTTGGTTGAGTACGACGAGCTGCTGTCGAAGGTGCAAGAAACCTACGCGATTTGGAATGAGATTTTCGCGGAACGCGAAGAAAAGCGGCGGCAAGAAAGTCGCGGGTCCGAAGGCGAGGAATTCAGATTAATTGCGCCTCTAGAAGCGCGGCGAAGGAGGCGGACATAGTGGCCTAGTTTGAAATTAGAGTGGCCTATTTAGGCCAGTACCGATCAAACGCGTCAAGCGGAAATCGCGCGGGCAAGCGAGTAATTTTCCGTACACGGAACGTTTCGCTAACGCTTCCTTCCGCCCCCCTTTTATCGTGGCCGGCTTTGGACGGGCGATGACAGGGAGAGGTTAGAAAAACAAAACCCGGCCGCTCGATCGGAGCGCCGGGTGCGGATATTCACTGTCCCGAAATCGGTAATGTGTTTGATCAAACGGTACTGGCCGAATTGGGCCACTCTTACCTTCAAAGCCGGCTACATGTCGCCCCTATATCTCGGATTTGGAGTGACGCGCCGTGAGAGCGCGAGCGGCAATCGTCGGATCAATCTGTTTCCTACTCTTCGGTGTTTCGGTCTGGCCGTTGGTCGATGGGGGGCGAGCCGAAAACGAACTCGTTAGCTGGGGCATCCCAATAGTAGCTGATACCAATGGAGGCTTCTTTCCCGTTGATGTCCGTGTATTCCATATTCACGAGCAGGGTCAGGCAAACGTCTCCGCGACCTATACCGTCGTTAAAGCGCATCGCCTCTGGAAGGGGGCCGATTTTGAATTCGCTCGACGTATCCTTTTCGCCAAGCATGAAGTTGAATTGCACGGTCCTGCTCTTCGCGAAATGCCGGATTCCGTGATCAGCTGGGTCCACGATGAAGACTCGCAGGGTGGCGCTTATCATCTTGGCAGGCGCTCGACCGTAATTTCTGAATTTGGTCGCGCACGACAGTCCCGGGTGCGTACCTATGAACGGGCCGGAGCCGCTACCGGGACGGGGTATCCGAAGAGGGGTACTTTCGGAGAAATATCGCAACTCAGTTGGATAGACGCGAGGCGTTTCGACGCTTTCGAAGCTGGCTTGGGCTATGTCAGCCTGCCTCTTCGCTTCATCGGCAGCCCTTTTCGTTTCGCCAATGTTGGCCCGAGTAGCGCGCAAGGTGTTCCAAAGGAGCCAGATACCGGCGCCAGTCAAAGCGAGTTCCACGAGAGCGGCGCCGAACATGTACCATCCCAGTGTCGCCAACTGGTCCTGGTCGCGCAGGTACTGTTCAGCGCGGCGCTTTTCGTCTGCTGCTTCCTGCTTATTGTTGGCGGTCTCAAGCGCGCGGGCTATGCGCTCGACGTTGTTTTGGACGGCAATCGGAAGGCCTGGTGGCGCGCCCGAGGATGGTTTTTGCTGGCTTTGGGGGGCGCCGTTCTGGATGGCGTGATAGTTGTCAGTGGGGTTTATTTCCTGACCGTATGCTGCGCCAACTAGGGCCAGAACGATGATAATTCCCCTACACATCTTCCAAGCGCATTCCTTCCAATCCTAGCGCCACTAGAGAGGCACTCATGGCTTTGCTGGCGTGCTTGCTGCTTTTGCAGAGGCGGCACGCGCCTTTCGTTCTGCCAAACGGCCCGGGAGCGTGTAAACATAGGTCATATATAGTTCAGTGAAATCCAATAATTCCTCCGCTTCCGTTTGGGTAAATGGGTCTTCGTCATGCACGGCATCGTTTCCTCCAAGGCGCACTTCGTGAGCCCATATCACAAGATCAGGCGTTAATTGATGTCGTTTCCCGAGTTCGTCAATTCTGTCACGCATATCCCTGAATTTCGACGCGTCCGCGCAGAGAAGTTGCTTTGTGGAAACGTCGACTACCTTACGACTCATTGCCCCAGATGCATCCCAATTTTGGCGACGCACGCCATCCACTGCCTGCGAAAAAAAGCGTTTCAAATCGTCACCTACATGCGCCGGCATCTTTGTGGGAGCCGAAACGGGATAAGACCCGACGAATTGAAATCCAACCTGCCGTGGATCGATAGCGCAATTTGTTGGGGACGGTGGGCCGCTCATTCCGGCAGGGCGGTCAAATACCGCGATGACCAACTCCTCACAATTCGTGCATACCAACACACTGCGAAAGCGAATCCCGCCGTGTGGGGCTCCTTTGGTGGCCGTGAAATCATTTACCAACGAGAAACCCACTTTTTCCGCTCCACAGTGTGGACATTCTAGGATAAGAGACGGCAT